TTATTTTTTAGTATGAGTGGTATATGCCTTGTCGCATGTACGTAAGCCATCTATATGCTCAAAGAGGTCTGGCTTTATTGGTGCACCAAGCGGATCAAGAATAAAGTCGACACCTTCACGACGTGCGAGTTTGGCAGCCGAAACAAAATCACTGTCTCCAGATATGAGTACAATTTGATCGACCTGATGCTTATAAGCCATTGAGGCTATATCAAGTCCTATTTTCATATCAACACCTTTTTGGTCGATTTCTAAACAAAAATCATCTTCTGTTAAATCTTCAAATTTTAGACGACCATTGCAGAGTTTCTTTACCATATCAGGGCGAATTATGTAATGAGCTTGTTCTTCAGCAAGTTTTCCTAATCTTATTGCAAACTTACGTTTCTTTTTTAGTTCATTTAAAAATTGAGTTGTCCAAGCATAAAGCTCTGTTTTGCCAAGATCAACCTGTTGTTGTTTAAATGGGTGGAATATCCTTTTATTAGATGGGGCACAGTCATAGTAAAATATGCGATATAGGTCACTATGTTCACCGTGCATCCTCAGATGCCGCTTGCAGTATTCTGATAATTCAATAGCACGTTGCTGTGCAGTTTGGTCACCAAACACTGCCTGAGCTCTTCGACGGTAGAAACCACCGTCAACAAGAATTGCAGTTTTCATACAGTTTACCTCCTAAATAGTAATAAAAAAGCTCTAGGGTTCGGTCATTCCCATATGTTGAGAGACGTACAACCTAGAGCACTATTAACGTGTAAACTTTTTTACACATTTATAATATATGCAAAAAGTTTATCTGTCAATACATTTTTGTGATAAAAGTTGTACTTTTTGATACTTTTTTGTACTTTTAGCCACATATGCAACCATTTTGTTGAAGCCAACAAAATGGCTTATATATAACATAAAAGACCTCACGAGGAGGTCTTTTAAGATCATGTCTTCTATAGTGCCGGTCAACGGCATTGTCTTTAAAAGACTCCGGGCTCGAAAGACACCGAAGTACGTTCCATTTAAAATATACAGAAAATGTATATCGGTGTCAATATTTGATTTTAAAAATTGTCTGGACTGTATACTCTTTGGAGTACAGGTTATGTGTTCTGATGTTGGTAGCATCAGAACCATTTTGCCAACGTTGGCAAAATGGTATAATAACGCAAAAAAAGCCTTGGAAAAATCCAAGACTAATTCGCAACCGCACAGCAGTCATTCGCTAATTAGCTATATTTTAGCATATGAATTAGTCTTGTCAAGTATTCATGTTAAAAATAAAACAAACTTTCAACTTAAAATTGTCTGGACTGTATACTCTTCGGAGTACAGGTTACATCGCCTTGGTGTTGGTAGCACCGGGGCGATTATTAAATTATGTAACCATGTTCTTTAGCAATAGCTACTAGCTTCTGATAATTCTTTGAATTTTGATTTTTCATATTGCGATATCCGCCATATGATTTTGGAGCAATATCTGGAAGATGTTCCCAAATCCAATTATAGTCTTGTCTATCTTTAATATCTGTTTTTTGTTTTGTAATATAGTTATTGTATTCTTGCTTTTCACTAGAAGTTCTATCATCAATAAATGGACGGTTACTGTATCGAACGGCATTTGAAGCCTTGGTAAAGGTAGGATCAGTTCCGTAGAAGAAGGTATAAAAAGCAAGATTGCAATCACATGTTTTGTGATTTAGATAATCAATAAAGATCTTCATATCTGGAAACCCCTTTTTCCCACCCTTAGCATATATACGTTTTTGATATTTTGCACATTCACCACATATTCTTGGAGATGCAGTTACTTCTATCATATCGGACATCTCGGATAGAGATAACACTGAAGATGTTTTAATATGTTTCGTTATATCATTATTTACAGGTTCACTAGATTTGATAGAGTCAGCTTCAGAAAAACGTCTGGCTATTCTCAGGTATTTTTCTAATCGTGAATTCACATCGGTATAGGTCATTGGAGAAAATGGAATTATTTCTAAAGCCTTTTGCAAACATGCAATAGCACAGTCCATATCTCCAGCACGTTTAAATTGAGTGGCCTTTCGTTGAAGAACATACTCTATACTTTCGGTAAAATCGCATCTAAGTTCGAATGGAGCCGTGGGAACAGGAATACTTTGGATTTCTTCCAAAGTGTCCATTTTGTAGAGAGTAGCTCTAGAATTATATCCATGTATATTCACATGCTGTTGTTTTGGTGGATCTGCACTAAAGTCAGAATCATTTTTTATTAAGTTAATAAGTTTAGAAAAAAAAGACATATAAAATACCTCCCTATTTAAATTTTATAATATTTTCCTTAACAGTATATTTTAAGCCTCTTTTAGTTCGTCCCCTTTTGCAACATAACCCAGTTCGATAAGTTTATCGGCACGCTCCAGCCCATAAGATAGCCAGGAGAACATCTAAGAACCGATGAAAGAGATTCTATCTTAAAATTTTCTCCTCATTTCAACGACTTTACCAAGTATCTTAACTGGGGTAGTATCTATTTCTGATTTAGTAAAACGCATAGGCTCATATACGGGATTCTGTGGTATGAGAGCAATCCCTTCTGCATATTTCTGCAATCGTTTGCAAGTTGCATCATGTCCATTGACGAGAGCAATCACAAGATCACCTGATTCGGCATCATCGACACGTTGTACGATAACGGTATCACCATCATACAGAGTAGGTATCATGCTGTCACCCTTAATCAGCAGACCGAAGTAATCACCCTTTGCAGCTAAACCGGGAGAAATCTCTATTTGACCGATCACTTCCTCAACAGCCTCTTTTCCATATCCAGCAGCCACACGACCGAGAACTGGGATAGTGTAGCCGGATTCTATTGGTACAGTGTCTATACCATTATCATCTTTTTCGGTAACCCATCCCATAATATATGCAGGAGAAACTTTGCATATATGTGCAATAGCTTCAATTTTATCAGATGGAATATTTGTTATAATATTATTTTCGTATTTATATAATGTTTGTTTTGAAACATCTATTTTATCGGCAAAATCAACTTGACTATATCCAAGAGAATTGCGCAATTCCTTTATTCTTTCGCCAATTGTCAATAGTGATTCCTCCCCTCTTATATGTTGTAACTTGATAATAGCACAAAAATGTTAGTTATGCAATAAAAAATGACTTGACAAGTTACAAAAAGGTGATATAGTGAAAGTAACTTAAAAAGATACGGAGGTGATAAAGTGATAAAGGTTGACGAGTTACGAGGTGCAATTGCAAAAAACGGATACTCGCAAAAGGATGTTGCAAGTATGATAGGGGTGACACCGAAAACATTCTATGAAAAAATGAAAATTGGAGTTTTTGGAAGTGATGAAATTGAAATAATGATTAATAAGCTTCATATTGAAGATCCAATGTCAATTTTTTTTGCACATAAGTAACTTTAAAAGATACTGATTTTATACCCAAGAGAGGAGAGAATCATGTATGAAGTAATACTTTTACTCCTGGTTTACATAATTGCAATATCGTGCATTGCAATTATGAACAAAATATCACCAGGAAATAGGATGTACACAGCGTGGGTAGCGTTTGTGTGCGTGGCGCTTACAGCTTTTGTAAATTGTTTACGAAGCTCTGGGGAAAGCTCATTGAGCTTAACTAAGGCGTCAGCCCACTGATGTCTGTTGAGAGATGCGTTGATGTCAATGATTTTATCAAGCAATTCATCTGGGAAATAAATGAGTGCGAGAGCATAAGTAGCACCATAATTCTCAAGAGCATCAGAAGTGGCATGAGTGACACACTGACCAGCATAACGCATATAATCCTCAAAAATCCCACGCTTGTAAAAATAAGATGTTTTACGAAGCTCGGTTTCATCATCCAGTTTACGCATTTTATAAAGATGATGATTATTGAGCAGGGTAGTGATTATAGGCGAGATAATCGCACTAATTGCTATAACCACAGTGATAGTTATAGTTGAATCAAATTTTATTTTTATTAGAACCTCCTTTCATCTGCGATTATAACACGGAAAAAGGAGTACAGAAAGGGAAAAACCATGTGGAAAATATTTTTCAACTACAAGGACAAGAGCAGATGCACTGTGAAGGGAAAAGGAACCATCACACCGGAGTTGGCGGTGAAATGCCTTTACCGGTATGGACTCCATGCTGCAGAGAGCGTATATCAGCAGTACCCCAAGAAAGACCATGAGCCGGTACCACTGGAAGAGAAGATGCGAGAGCTTGGTGTAGATGCAACAGAGATGAAGACTGCAGTGCTGCAGGCAGAAACGTTGCTGGACAGGATGCAGGAGAAAGGAGAGTGAGAAAAATTGAAACTAATACTCATCATAGCATTGATAACTTGCTTGATAGGGTGGCTTGAAAATAAGTGGACAAAATATGCGCTGATTGTATGGATTATACAAAAGACAAACACTCAGCCATCAAAAGAGGAGATGGTTGAGTGTAAGAAATTCGTGATAGAGCATGTGATAAAGGATTTATGTAAGCCCAAACTGTGATTTTATGATAGCAGTGATTATCTGGCTAGAGATCTGAACCATTGCAGATAGTGAGGTAGCACCTACTTCACCAGCAATCTTTTTTGTCTTATTCCAAATATTGTCGGAACGGATATTAGCAAGATATTCGTGTCCGGATGGTGAAAGATCACTGATGGAGAGCGAACATCCACCATCAAAATAAGAAACACCGACAATTAATCCGGCCATTTCACATTGTCTAATGTGATAAATGATTTCGTCGTGGGAATATTTTGACAATAGCTGAGGAATAGCTTCTTCACAATCATAAAGAAATTCGCTATCGAAAGTACAGTTTTCTTCAAGTGTTAATAGAACATCACGAACACAATCGTTGTTTAATTTCATGTTGGTAATCTCCTTTCATTTACTCGGACGCTGCAACGTCCTGTAAGGAGAGTATACGACTGGAAAGCAGAAAAAGGCAAGATTTAATACACAGAATACAGAGGGAGGAAAGAATGTGACAAAGGAAGAAGCACTCAGCCTTGAGAAGATCCTCACCAAGATAGATAGAGCAGGAGAGGCAGACTGCAGGAAGAATGAAGAATATAACAGATTCTGCATGAACACAAGAGGAGACTGGAACGAGGAACAGTATCAAACACTTAGGAGAGAGAAAACCCTCACAGAAGCAGCGTACCTTGCGAGTCTTGTCGAGCTCAAGGCAGAAGTAAAGAACATGCTGGCTCAATAGAAAATACAACCGGCAAGCTCGGGGATGAAAGCAGAAAAAGGCAAGCGAACATGCAGTATAAGCATAGTATTTACCGGAGGTGATAACCATAGCACTCAAATATAGGATATTCGTTCACACTCTGGAAGATGATCAGATATATCGTTTTGACGATCTGACACAGGAACAGAAGAAAAAATTAGAACAAAAACTAATAGAACAAGTAGAAAATGTGCCATTGAGACTTGCGGAGGAGGCATAGACTGCATCTGCAGTCTCAGTGGACAAGCTTAAAAATGACAAATTAAATAATATACTTCTGGGCTTGATGGAGCACCGAAAATGCTATTTAACTCCTGTAAATTAAACTAAAACTTCCATCTATACATACGTAAACCTATTTTGTACATACAAATCGGTGCTCCGTCAAGCCTGGAAACGAACAGAAAGGACAGGACCATGGATAAAGAACTTATTGCAAGGATAATAGTGTCCACATTCTTCGGGATAGTTGGCGCATTTATAGGAATGGCTATAGGTAAAGTGATAGGAATATGGTAATCAGTGTTGTGATGATTGCAATAACAATTGGCATAACGATTGAAGTTATTACAAATTGAGGTTTAAACCACCGGTTGTCTTCAAGACAGTCAAGGCCGTTTTGAGTGATTGAGCAGTATATGTATCCTTTTTGAAAACCATTATTGCCTAGTCCCTCTCTGTAAGATATGAGCTTTTGAGAACTTAAATGAAAAGCAGAATCTGATAGAGGGGTATGAAGTCTTATTTTGTAACCGGGATGTTTAGATACTGTTTTTAATAATTTCATGGAATATTTGTTCATATTAATTACCTCCTATAGCTGAATTATAGCATGAACAGAAAGGACAGGACATGAAAAAAGGTGAAATGTTAATAACGACAGGCATAAGCTTCTTTCTCCTGTGTAGCATGGGCATAGACAGCCCGGCACCACAAGGACAGATGCTTGTTATCGGAGGGATGCTCATATCAGCGTGTGTGACGCTTTTGGGAATCTGGTTTGAATGGATCGAAAAAGGACAGCGCGAGAGCATCCAAAGGACAATGGAAATAAGGAGGGCGGGCAAGATTGCTGCAGAGGATACAAAAAGTACATTCCCAGTTAGAAAGACAGAGCGCGGCCGCATACATAACAGAGACAGCGACAAAGAGAAAGCGCAGGAGAGAAGAGTCATTTGATGCCGTTTTGCAGGCAGAAATAGCAAAGTTCAAGGCCTCGAATAGAGGCTGAGTTAAAACATTCTAAAGTATTAAAGTTAGGAAAAACTATGGCATACATCCAGGATACTTATTACCTGGGAGATTATATAGCGACTGAGATAAAGTTTATAGGAAGGAATGGAGCCAAGGGTGAGAGGAGAGCCAAGAAGATAAAAGCTACTCCCGAGCAGATGGCAAGGCAGAATCAGTGGACGAGGGAAAAGAAAGAGAAATACCTGATACTTGCTAACTTCCGTACAGGTGATGTATGGGTGACTCTCAAGTACCCAAGAGGGACAAGACCGGATGCTGAGAGAATCAAAAGGGACTGGAAAGTATTCACAACGGAAATGAGAAAGCTATACAAGAAGCTGGGCATTCCGTTTAAGTGGGTGAACCGCATGGAGATAGGCAAGTTCGGAGGCCCACATATACATTTCCTCTGCAATCGCGTGGACAACATCGACACACTCATAAAGGACACATGGCACAAGACCATTGCTGATCTGATTGTCCTGGGCAAGAACTACGTAAACATTGCTCCATATGATTCAGACGGAGCAAAGGAAGTGGCAGAATATCTGACCGCCAAGCCAGACAAGAAGGGCATAGAGGGACAGCTCAATCTCTTCGGAGAGGAAGAGCAGAAGGTGTTCTGCAAGGTGAGCAGTTCAAGGAACCTAGTGAGACCGGAGCCTAAGCGCAAAAAGTACGCACACTGGACCATGGCAAGGTTCTTCAAGGATGGCATCAAGCCGGACAAGGGCTACTACGTGATGCCGAACACCGTGAAGGTGGGCGTCAACAAGTGCACAGGCTATTCATACCTCTACTACATGCAGCGGACTATCTCAGACGGCAAATCCCCCGGAAACCGCATAAAGCCCCAATGGGAGGCAGATTATACACATTATGAAAAAAGTTAACGTATACATCTATTCAGGTATCAGAACAATTAAAAAAACAGACGGAGCAGCAGGTTACGTTCTGTCATATATGACCAAAAAAGACATCGAAGCCACATTGAGCAACATAGTCTATCTTGAGGATGTGACGCGTCACGAGGCAGAGCTTGAAGTCCTCAACCAGGCACTTTCAAGGCTCAACACAAAAGACATTGAGATAGACATATACACCGACTCAAGTTACCTTACATCAGCGCTGGATCTTGATTGGATACACAAGTGGCAGCAGTCAGGCTGGAAAAATTCAAAGGGCGAGCCAGTAAAGCATGCCGACAAATGGCAGAAAACGTTGATTTTACTCAATGGGACACGATTTTACATATACACGAATCAACACCATGAATACAGCAATTGGCTTAAAGACCAGTGCGAGAAGAAAGGACCGGAAGAAAATGGAAAATGAAGAACTGACTATGTTACCGGTGTCGGCAATATACCCGCACCCGGACAACCCGCGAAAGGACGTGGGAGATGTAACTGAACTGGCTGACTCCATCAAAAAGAGAGGCATACTGCAGAACCTTACAGTAATGCCGGGACACTGGCTCACAATGGATGAAATGGCAGCAGTCGTGGAAGCGTACACAGAAGACCCGACCGATGAGCTCAAGGAGCTGATCGAGACGAAGTGGAGCGACGAAGGCTACACCACACTGATAGGACACCGCAGAACAGCAGCGGCAAAGCTTGCCGGTATCAGTGAAGCACCGTGCCGTATAGTATACGGACTCACCAAGAATGAGCAGATATCCATGATGCTCGAAGAAAACATGCAGAGAAATGACCTCACGATATATGAACAGGCCGAGAGCTTCCAGCTCATGCTTGACCTGGGAGAGACTGTTGAAACACTTTCTGACAAGACAGGATTCTCAAAGAGCACCATATACCGCCGTCTGAATATCGCAAAGCTTGATCAGAAAGTGCTTAAGGAGAAAGATGAATCATTTCAGCTCACATTGAAGGATATGTATGAGCTGGAGAGAGTGGAGGATGTGGATGAGAGAAACAAGATTCTTTCACAGGCATCAAGTAGTGAAAACCTCAAGTACCGTATCGAACAGAATATTCGAGACAAGCAGAGAGAGAAGAAAGGAGAGGAATTGGTAGCCCTGCTCAAAGAAAAGGGAGTGCAGCAGTCTGAGATCGATATGAGAGGATATACACCGGGATATGAGAATGTGGACAGCATAAGTCTGTGGGACTTAGAAGACGCAGTGCTCCCGGAGCTTCCAGAGGACACATCAGACCTTGTATTTTACCACTGTCCGGGAAGCTATATAGCAATCAAGAGAAAAATAGAAGAGCCGGAGGAGGACGATTCGAGCAATAAGAAAAGCTCTGAGCTTGCATCAAGGATTAGAGATAACACATCAAGACTCAACAGCATAGAAAAGAGCTTTGATGAACACTTCGGAGAGTTTGTAGATATGACAGTGCATGGCAAAATCCCAGTAAAAGATGATTTACAGGTCATAAATTCACTTATAGTGATAGGAATGCAGATGGGATTCAGCAGTTTCTCATTCAGAAGCCTGTGTAATTGTATAGATGAGCATTACCAGGACTATGATGGTGAGGACAAGAAGAAGGTGGAACGCATGGCACAAAACCTTCCTGTAACTGTTTATATCCTGTGTGCCATACACAACAACCTGACATACGGCAGAAGTATATACAACTCATGGAATAATGAGCTTAATACAGAGTATGCCCTGCTGGTCTACAAGCTGGTCATGGAGACAAAACATATGGGATTTGTGCCGGATGATGATGAATTTAAGCTGATCAAGGGCACACATCCACTGTTTGATGAGATAAAAGAACTGGAAGAACAGCGTAAAGCGCTGTAGGAGGAACTATGAAGACAATCATGGATTTGTTTTACGAAACCTATTCACCGCGCCAAAAGTTTTATGGCCTCACAATGTCACTGAAAGAGACCGGAAGAGAACACACCATCAGAATCCGGAAAAGAGACAAGGAAGTAATAAAAGTGACCGAAGAGGACAGAACCCAGTGCTATCACAATGCCACAAAGGAGCTTATAAGGCACTTCCCGATAGAGCAGAAGGCAGAAAGGGTGGGATAAATGGCAAAGTACACAAAATACCTTGAATTTTCCACAAAAGAACGTGTGGCAATCAAGGAAAGAGACAATTATCAGTGCATATTCTGCCAGGCGGGTTATAAGATGCCACCGGCAGCAGTCCTTGAGATGGACATAACAGATATCATGCACTACATACCACGCTCATCCATGGGACTTGGCATCAGGCAGAACGGAGCAGTCGGATGCCGGTACCATCATCACATGATGGACAACGGCAGCAGTGGAGACCGCAAAGAGATGCTTGAGATGTTTAAGAGCTATCTGGATGAGTTTTATCCTGATTTCGCGGATCGGGACAGAAAATATGACAAATGGAGGTTCCTAAAAAGTGAGTAAAGTAAATATATTTTCACAAGACCTTAACCGGATGAGCAGAGAGCCAATAGGAGGCTTGTCGCTTAAACAGATAAGGCAGCAGGTTATAGACTATCTACAGGGCAAGAGAAACGTCCGCGTAGACTATCGCAAAATGCGAGCTGACCAGCGTGGGCGCGAGGACGATGAGCCGACAGGCCAAGAGACACTTGAAATAGTTGAGGTAATGAAATACTTCACAGTAGTTAAAAGACACGGATTTAACACATGTATCTTGCATCAGGACATGTTTTATATTGCAGGGATAGGAGAATCAGAATGTTCATAGATTGCAGCAAGTTTGAAAAAGTTTTAAAAGCAGATTATAAATCGTGGGGCGTCAAGTTCGGTCTCACGGAAAGGATGATGTATATTCTCCATGGCACTGGCTGGATAATAGAGGCGAATGCTTCATACGTCAACAAGGAGTTCCTTGGAACTGCCATAAAGGTATGCGGACCGGCACCGAAGCCGGGTGAGTTTATCAAATATCAAAAGGGCAGCAGTCCACAGCATGAGATGGAGCTTGAACCAATGCTCTGGGATATGGCGGAAGAGTCAGATCCGGCTTATATATCACTTATCAAGATTATACAGAATGATAATGTGTATTCGGTCACAAAGACACCAAAAGGAGCTCGTCTGATAAATGATAAGCGTCTTGCAATGATAGCGCCATGCAAGTGCACAGAGGACGAGATACCACCGTGTTCACCTGTGGTACACGATGACTGGCTGCTAACATACAATGACGATATGGCCATAGGAATATGCTTCACGGAACCGGATTATGAACCGGAGCTTAAGGTTTTAGGACTTCTCTCCAAAGAGGATTTCTACTGGCAGGAGTCAGAAGCCTACAGACTTGGTTGAAACACCAGCGGAAACGCGAAAGAAACCGGCATGCGAATTAATTTATATCACGAGAACTGATTTGTAAGCCATTTAACAAAGGGAGCCCTTACCCAGCTCCCTTTACCCCAGGAGGATGACATGACAAGTGGTTATATGATTAAAATTTTCTTTCGTGATGGAAGAACAGAAGAACATTACTGTGATTATTATGAAAAGAAAAATGGATTGCTTACATATTATGTCAGATTTGGAGTAGAAAGTGGAGAACACAATATTCCATACGACTTAATCAATAAATTTATCGTAACAAGGTAACAATTATGGAAAGGAGAATAAATGGAAGATGAAAATTTCTTCGAAAAATGCAGAACTTGTCAACACTGTTATACGAAAAATGATGACGATTATGTTTATTGCAGGAAAAGAAATGAAAAATGTGAATACAAACCATATAAATTGAGAGGTAGAAAGAATGAAAAAAGAAGTTGACGGAGTAGTGGTAGAGATAAAAAGCATTCTAACTGCGCTGAAAATAATCAAGACAGTGTGCGAGGATAACGACTGCCTAACTTGTCCTTTTGGGAAAATTGAAAATGAAAAGGGTTTGTGTCTAGTTAAAGACACAATACCTAGTGTGTGGAATATAAATAAACCTAATGATGTGTGGAGGGCATTGGAATGAGCAAAGTAAAAGAAGAAAGAGTAACCGACTTGTCTATTATCATGGAAATGATAGATAGTAAACCTTATTATAGCGTACAGTACAGAAATGTTGGTGAGAATGGCTACAACATTGGGTACAGCTCATACAATTTAAAAATTGTATTAGAGTTCATTGATGAATATTTTGAGATAGTAGAAAGTGACAGACAGACCAATGCTGACAGGATAAGGAATATGTCGGATGAAGAGCTGGCAGATTGGCTTCATAACATGTGCGATTTTGAAAAGGATGAAGAGCCTTATAAGTCGATTTATAATCTTGACACAGAGAAAGAAGAGGAAATACACGACAGTTACGGCGATTTACTTAATTGGCTTCAATCAGAAGCAGAATAGGAGAAAATATGGACAGATATTTATACAAGGCAAAAAGACTTGATAACGGAGAATGGGTGCAAGGAGTGCCATTTAAAGTTGAAGGAAAATGGGTACTCTTAATAAACGATAATGAAAATTTATTAAGAGCTCATTATATAGAAGAAAATATGTGGACTGCTGAAATATATGCTATTGAAGTAGATTCAACCACAATCTGCCAATGCACAGGCTTGAAAGATAAGAACGGCAAGCTGATTTGGGAGAATGATATTATTGAAAGATTAGACATACACGACATAAAAGAACCATCAATAGGGATAATTGAATATGATGTAGAAAACACTTCGTTTTTAATTCACTGGACGGATATTGCAAAGTATTCTCCAACATTCCCTTGGAAAAACAGAATAGGGGTTATCGGCAACATATTTGACAATCCTGAATTATTAGAAAGTGAGGAATAATATGTCAGGAATAGATTTAATAGTATATGGGATACTCTTAACGTTTACCTTGATTGGAACAACAGAGTTTGTAATAGGCCTGCTGTTGCTCAGGAAACATGATAAGCTTCAGGAAGAAAAGGATAAGTAGCATGGCATGGTACGCACTTTACATATGGTACAAGAACTGGAGCAGAAGAAAATATCCCAATATGATTGATTGGTATTCAGAAAAACTGAATCCACCAACATGGAGAAAAAAAGAAATTTACATTGATGAAAATGGGAAAAGGAGAATAAGAGATTGCAAGTGAAAGCGAGGAATAGAATGAGAATATTTAAAAGCGTAGACGAAAAGTTAAAGGAGATTGGCTTTAACAAAACTAGAGAGGATAAGTATGGTGCGACATACGAGCGCTACATTGCAAAGTATGATTATTGGCAGCGCGTGGACATTTGGCATAAAGCTTCAGGTCGCCATATCTTACAGTCATACGACAGAGACTTAATGGACGAAAAGAAGATTGGAAACACTTGTGTTGGGCTTACAGGATATGAGATGAGTCTTTTCGTGAAGAAAATGAAAAAACTAGGACTTTACAGCAGAACTGCGGGAATCGAGGGATAGCATGAAAGCGAGTGAAGCAATTGAATTTTTGCGAATACATTTTGAGTACCTAAAAGAAAGATGGAAGCCACACCCTGATTACAACGTTTTAGAAGCAATTAGATTTGCAATATCAGCAATAGAAAAGCAAATTCCAAAGAAACCGAGAAAAACCGATTCGTACAGAGGTATGTTAATAAGAGTATATGCTTATGCATGTCCTACTTGCGGAAATGCATGTTTAGAAAAATACATGAACGAACGGCAGAATACAATGTTTTGTTGGAATTGCGGTCAAAAATTAGACTGGGGTGATGTAGAATGACCGACTTAACAACAGCAGTATACACCGCACTGATAGTATTCGGCGCAATCGGTCTGACAGAAATAGCGTTCATGTGGTATGACATCAGCCACCATGATAAGACTGATGATGACATACAGGAGCAGTGGTGCAGCAGTACAAAACAAAAGAGGACGAAACACAATGAACAGAAATGAATGCTTAAACTGTAAATATTACGAAAAATGCGGTAGACCAAGCAGACCGATAAAGTGTATGGGTTACGAGAAAGGAGATAACAGGGATGAAACACTACGAGAAACCAGAAGACATGTCTCTTCCACAGATTCTTGAAGATATCCATGACAGGATATGTGATGAATATTGCAAATGGCCATCGCAGTATCCGCTGGCAACGGATGACGAGGCATATAATAGAATGGGAGAAGAACATTGTGATATATGCCCGGTTCGAAGATTAATTTAGGAGGCAGCAGTTGAACAGCAGGACTTACAGCGGAGTAAAACCAATAGAACCCATAAGATGTGCATATGAACCTGATAAGGCCTGCACACCGGCATGTAAATACTACAAGACATGTATACACAGCGTACATAAGAAGTAGCAAAAAGCAGGACAAAATGATATAATGACGATAGATAGAGCCAAGAGCCATATACTAACCGAGAAATCGGCTGGTGTATGGCTCTTTTTCTATACGGAGGGAAATGATGTATAGAGAAACGAGAAACTACGAGAATATACAGATAATGCGATCAACATACGACAGGTGGTACAAGAAAAATCGTGATAATTTTGCATCATGGTATTTTGGAAGCAGTGGAAAACCAAAGTGATATAGACATACAGAAAGCGAGGTGAAGACGTGGAAAAATATGAGCAGGCAGAGCTGGATTACATAGCCGGAATGAAGTACAAAGAGATAGCAGAAAAGTACGAGACAAGCGTCAACACCGTGAAGAGCTGGAAGCAGAGATATAACTGGGTAAGGGAAAAGCGTAATAGTAGAGATGCAAAAAAAGAGTGTGCACACAAAAATAAAAAAGTGTGCATACAAAAAATCAAAGGTGCAGCAGTCTCTGATGAAACAGAAAAAGAACAGGTGTTCAATGATGCCGAAAATCCGGCATTAGATGAAAGAAAAAAATTATTTTGTCTTTTATACAGCCAGACATTCAATGCCACACAGAGCTATCAGAAGGCATATGGATGTTCCATGAATACAGCAAGAGCACATGGATATGAACTGTTGAAAAATGTGGAGGTAAAAAGTGAAATAGAGTATCTGACAGAGTTAAAGAGGCAGCAGTTGCTGGCAAAAGAGTCAGATTTTGTGGAGCTGCAGATGAGGATAGCGTTCGCGGATGCAGGAGATTATTACGAAATAAAGGGGGATAAAATCGTCTGGAAAGATTCAGATCAGACAGATACCCAGCTCGTGAGAGAAGCGAAAACAGTAAAAGGAGATATCAGCCTGAGCCTGTGTGATAAGCAGAAAGCAATAGACTGGCTGACGAAGTACTTTCTCATGCATCCGGATGATAAATATAAAGCTGAGTTTGACAAGAAGCGGGCAAATGTAAAGGATGATTCTGCCGAGCAGATACTGGCCAATATGCAGATAATAACGGATGTATTGAAAAATCCGGTACCGAACAGGAAGATAGAGGACTTGGAGGGGGACGAGGAGAGTGAACAGACCGGCACCACTGAGTGAAAGACAATATGAATATATGCAGAGGTGCATAAATAGCTGGTTTAACGTAGCAGAAGGTGGAAAAAGAGGCGGAAAAAACGTATTACAGACCCTGATATTCTGCAGTCTGCTGGAAACCCACAAGAATAAAATTCATTTAGTGGCAGGAGTATCAAGTGCCACGGCCAAGCTGAATATACTGGACTGTGATGGCTATGGACTGCTCAATTACTTCGAAGGCAGATGTAGAGAGGGCAAATATAAGGACAGGGACTGTGTATATGTCCAGACAAAGACCGGAGAGAAGATAGTGCTCGTGTCCGGAGGAGGAAAAGACGGAGATGAGAAGCTTATAAAGGGTAATACATATGGAATGGCATATGTCACAGAGGCAAATGAGTGTCATAGGAAATTTCTGAAAGAGGTATTTGACCGAACACTCTCCAGCACGGACCGTAAGATATTCCATGATCTGAACCCAAAAGAAGAGGAACACTGGTATTACACCGAAATACTGAAATTCCACGAGGAGCAGCAGGCGAATGATGAAAATTACGGATATAACTATGGACATTTCACCCTGGTAGATAACATGAGCATGTCTGATGAGAAAATCAGGACGGTCCTTAAAACATACCAAAAAGGCACTGTGTGGTACAAACGGGATATAAAAGGCGAGAGAGCTGTAGCAGAGGGCATTATATTCCGTAAATTTAAAGAAAATAATATCCCATATCTATGTGATGACTCAATACTGAAATATAACAAGGACGGAGAGCTGTTCCCAAGGCCAAGTAAGGTCATAATAGGCATGGACTTCGGAGGTAATGGATCCATGACCACAATGGTGTGTTCACTGTATTTCAGAGGGTATCACTTTATTTATCCTGTGGAAGAGGACTATCTGGAGCTGTCCCCGGATATAGATGCCAATAACATCTGTGACAAGTATATAGAGTTTTATCGCAGATGTGCAGCAAAGTATGAGCGTATAGACTGGACATTTCCGGACTCCGCCAGCACAACAATGATAAATTCGCTGCGAAGCGCAGCAAAAAAAGAGGGACTTCCGTATGACCATATAGCAGGATGCCGTAAGAATGAGATATCAGAGAGACCGAGGACTGTAGATTTACTGCTCAATACCGGCAGAATGAAAGTGCATAAGAGGTGTGTGAACATAAGAAAGGCAATAGGCACACTCAAGTGGGATGAGAAGCACCCCAACATCCCGGAGGATAAGAATATAGGCAACTGTAATGACTGGTGGGATGCACTGTGTTACACGATGCTTGATTTTATAGAGTATATAGACTTAGACAGATAAGGAGGAAACAGATGGAAAGCTGTGTTGAGGCAAAGATAAAGAAAATGGGATACAGGGTAAATACAAAGCCATACGGCTATATCGATGTGGCGAATATGTGGTACAGGAATGAGATAATAGACGATTTCCATAAAAGGACCACCATACAGGGCGAGAAGTACGAGATAGAGCGTATGGGCTTTGCCAAGAGAGGATGTGCGGATGATGCCAACCTGTGCGAAATCATAAATATAAACATGGGTACGAAAGAGCAGACGGCAGCAGTCAACAATATACTGGATAATAACAGATTTAACGTTATGTATCGTAAACAGCTTGAGCATATGAGTGCGACAGGCACAGTGGCAGCATACATACGCTTGGAAGATGCCATATATCTTGATAACGGCAAAGCCACAGGCGGAAAAATCCGTATAACATACTGCTACGCTGAGAGCTATACACCTTTATTGGTGGAAAATGACGATGTAATAGAGGCATGTTTCTCAGCGAATGACTATCAGGGAGACAAAAAGAGGACAACAATGGTTATGTTCACCAGAGGAGAGGATGGAAATTACCGGGCAGATACATTTGTGTTCGATGAGAACGGAAAAGAGCTATCATCTTACTGGATCATACTGGGAGACGTAAAGCCGTTTGCAGTAATGAGAGTGGCAGAGGTCAATAATATCCGGTACATGGATGGATTTGGCTATCCAAAGGTGTACGGAGCAATACCGACACTAAAGGAAATAGATCTCTGCAACATGATACTGTCCACAGACCTTGAAAAGGGCGAAAAACTTGTGCTCACGAATGAGGCGATTGTAGGAATAGACCCTGGGACAGGCAAGATGAGAGAAAAGAGCTCTCTGTTGAAGAAATTATTTGTATTCCTGGGCGAAAAGCTCCCGGAGGCAAAGAGCATAATACAGGAGTATAATCCGCAGATAAGAGTTGATGAGATTACAAAGTCATTTGAACTGTGCCTGAGCCTCTTTTCCATGACATTTGGTTTTGGCTCCAAAAAGTACACCTTCGAGAACGGACAGATCAAGACAGCAACGGAGTATATCGGAGAGCGTCAGGATGCCATGCAGGAGCTGAATAAACAGCGCAAAGAGGCAGCAGACTATATCACCGGCATAATAAGGGCTGTATTGTGGTTTTCCAATACGTTTCTTGAAACATCATACGACATAGATAAAGAGGTCTGCATAGATTTTGATGATTCATATGTCGAGGATAAGACCACACAGATGAGCAACATGAGAGCTGATGCAATGTCGTTCTCTGAGATACCTGAGTTTATGATCAGATACCTTATGATGAGCCTGAATATTGAAAGAGACGAGGCAGAGAAGATATTGGACAGCGCACAGGAGGAGCCGGATCCGGAAGAGGAGGACTAGGAGGTACTAAATGCTGACAGAGAACCAGTTGGAGATGCTTGGAGACAAAGGTGCTGCACTCATACAGGCATCTGAGCAGGATATAATAGCGGATATTGCCAGGCGAATCAAGAAGACAGGGCGATTCACAGAGACAGCAGAGCTTCAGGTCATGGCATTGAGACGCGCCGGATACGATACACAGAAAATCCGTGTTGAAGTCATGAGAATACTTAATGCAGACCCGGAATATAAGAAGATGGTGGCGAATGAGACCAAACAGTATAAAAGGGATGTCATGATAGCTATAAGACAGATGGAGAGGGAGGCGGCAGAGGCAGGAGACCAGATAATAGCCGAAGCCGGAGACATGTCTTTTAACCGCGACCTGTATGCGTGGCATCAGGCCGGACAGACACTCACAAAGGACTCAAGCATAGTAAAGCTCATAGAGGAGATGAGCATAGCCACACAGGGCACGCTAAAGAACCTCACAAGGACAATGGGATTCAAAGGACCTCATGACTTTACCAGTCTTGAGAATGCATATATACGTACACTGGATAAAGCTCTGATGAATATGGTATCAGGTGGAATGAGCTATGATGCAGCAGTAGAACAGGCAGTTCGGGAGATGGCAAAGAGCGGTTTGAGAAGTGTAGACTATGCCAGCGGACGAACTTACCAGCTTGATACTGCAGTAAGAATGTGTGTAAGAACATCAGCTCACCAGCTTTCGGCCAAGATAAGCAACAGAAACTGTGATATTATGAACACGGACCTTGTGGAAGTGTCAAAACACTGGGGAGCACGTCCGTCACATGCTGTCTGGCAGGGCAAGATATACTCACGCTCCGGAAAGAATAAGAAATATCCACCATTCTCGGAGTGCCACTATGGAGAAGCAGACGGATTGTGCGGAATAAACTGCCGTCATATATTCTATCCGTTTTTCGAGGGCATCAGCGAACCGAACACGTGGCCGGATGAACCGGAACCGAAAGAATATAACGGCAAAATGTACGATTATTACTCAGCCACACAGAAACAGAGAGCTATGGAGAGAGGGATAAGAGCCACCAAGAGAGAAGTTGAAGCCATGAGGTCCATAGGTGGGGAGACAGGAGACCTGCAGTCACAGATAAAGAAACAGGTGAAGGAATACCACAAGTTTTCCCACAAGATGGGAATAAGCCCGAAAGATAACAGGCTGAGAGTGGTAAAGGGCAGCAGTGACCTTAACAGGACGGAGACAATAAAAGCACATAATGCTACAAAAACAGATACAACAGCTATTAAAAATAAGCTTGAAAATACTGCAAATGATGGTACAATGAAATTGAACCTGCAGTATTTTGCAGAGAAAGATATAGTAAATCAAAGCTCAAATTCTCTTAAAAGAGCGATTAGAAAGTATCAGACCGGTATAGCTGAACATGAAGATAAAATATCAAATCCACAAGCATATGTTTCGGACTGGGATAATAAAGACGAGAGAGAACAAAAAGGGCTGATTAAACACTGGAATAAAGAAATCAGAAATTTTAATCAATCTATAAATGATAGAATTAAAGAATTGAAAGACAGGGGGGATTATGATGAGTGATGAATTTAAATACATAGTTTCAAGAGTGCTGGATAATGCAAACGATGCAATATCAGAGGCAAAAGAAAATCCCGAAGATGATTTTTACAAAGGCAGGAAAATGGCTTATTATGAGGTATTAGACACCATTAAGAATGAGCTTAAAGCAAGAGATGCTGACTTAAAAGAGTTTGGTCTTGATATTGATTTGGAAAATGTAATTCTGTAATAGATATTATTAAGTCGGTAAGACAGAGATATCCGGAATATTTAGAACTGAACATGATCCAAAAACAATACATAATTTCAAGGGTGATAAGTGTGGAATGATGATAAATTTTGATTAACAAAGCTGCCAAAGGAGTAAAATAAAATACTCCGGGCATATAAAGTTGTTTGAATATTCAGGACAATGTGATATACTCAGACTAAGGGGTGAGCAAATGTCCACAGAAGAATATTGGTACAGGTGTCCTAAATGTGGATATCCGAAGATGATAAAGTATCGAAATGATACAAGGCTGAGGAATTTCCCGGGATACTGCAAGAGATGTAAAAAAGAATCAATTATCACAATAGAGCCAAGAGCCAAATAATTAGATCCAAGTGATTTAGTTATTTGGCTCTTTTTATATTTTAGCGGAAAGGTGCATCCTGAGGGCATGCCGGTACTTTTTTCAATTCTTTTTTTCAGCCGGCAGCAGTGCAATCCTGCTCTTTCCGATTCCCTACCGCAGAAAATGCGGTTAATAAATTATTTTAGGAGGATACCATGGAGAACATTTTTAAGATCATGAAAGACTTTGGCATAGAGATGCCGGAGGACAAGAAAGCAGACTTTGAGAAGTCTGTTCTTGAGAATTACAAGACAGTTAATGACTACAATAAGCAGGTTGAAAGCCTGAACAAGGCCAATAAGACCATCAAGGCCAATGATGATGCCATGAAAGACCTGCAGACCAAGCTGGATGCGTTCAAGGACGTGGATGTGACCAAGCTCAACAAGACTATTGAAGACCTGAAAGCAGAAAAAGCACGCATTGAGAATGACTATAAAGACAAGGAAGCTAAGAGAGACTTTGATGATCTGATAAAAGATGCCATCACAGGCGCACATGGTAAGAATGCAAAGGCAATTACTGCATTACTGGATGTTGATACGCTTATGCAGTCAAAGAACCAGAAAGAGGACATTGCCGCAGCTATTAAGAAGCTCACAGAGGCAGAGGACAGTAAGATGCTGTTTGGAGAGCCTGAACCACAGGCTAGGGGAGGAGGAAGTCCAATTGGAAGAATTGGAGATGACAGTCACCCGAATACCACAGATAGTATCTCAAGTGCCCTCAAAGAATATTACAAAAAGTAAAGGAGAAAGAATATGGCACTTACACTTGCAGAGGCAAAAGTCGGTTATACAGATAAAATCGACCAGCAGGTAATTGACGAGTTTAGAAGAGACTCGGTATTACTTGATAAGCTTACATTTGACGATACCATTTCGCCAACAGGCGGAAGTAATTTGGTATATGGATACCAGAGACTTGAGACACCATCAACAGCCGGTATCCGTCAGATCAACCAGGAATACACACCGAATGAGGCAAAGAGAACCAAACAGACAGCAAGCCCTGTTATTCTCGGCGGTTCATTTGAGATCGACCGTGTAATCGCTCAGACATCAGGAGCTATTAACGAGCTTGATTTCCAGATCAAACAGAAAACACTCGCAGGAGCGAACTATTTCCACAACCTTGTAATTAACGGAACATCTGCAGCGACAGGAACAGGATATATTGTTAATACCTTCGACGGATTAAAGAAAATCCTTGCCGGAAAGTCAACAGAGGTTTCGACAAATGTAGATGTTTCAACAACATCGGCACTGGACAGCAACTATAACGCATTGCTTGATGAGCTTGATGCTTTTATCGCATTGCTTGCTGCAAAGCCTGATATCCTTATGATGAACACAAAGATGCTCACAAAGATCAGGGCAGCAGCACGAAGAGCCGGATACTACGACAGAACAAAGAATGATTTCGGTAACTATGTAGAGACATATAACGGAATCGCTCTTTTAGATGCCGGACAGTACTATGACGGCGCAAAGACAGTGGATGTTGTAGACACAACTACTCCAACAGAGTCAGCATATGGAACAACAAGCATCTATGCCGCAAAGCTTGGTCTTGACGCTTTCCATGGTATTTCAGTGGATGGTTCAAAGATGCTTAAGACATATCTTCCTGATCTTTCAGCTCCTGGAGCAGTAAAGAAGGGTGAGGTAGAGCTTATTGCCGGAGCTGTCCTCAAAAACAGCAAGATGGCCGGTAAGTTATCAGGCATCAAGATTCTCGACAAGAAAGCAGCGTAAAAAGAAGGGAGCTATAATATGTCAATTATCAATTGGGAGTATTACAGCTTCCATTTTCCTACAGTGGTACCGCAGAGACAGTTTGAAGCTGTCGAGGCACAGGCAGAAGCAGAATACAACAGGATTGCAAAGCCGTATATGCAGATTCCAAAGGAGCGGGCACAAGACACAGTATTTAAGCTGTGTAACTTCCTTTGGACAAATCAGTCTGCAGCAGCAGGCAGAGCAGTCACATCCGTGAATAATAACGGATATTCGGAATCATATGCCATCACAAACCCCGAACAGGTGCAGCAGTCCATAGATGAAATCATCTACAAGGGCATAGGAATCAGATTGGCAGGTGCATTTTAGTGAATGACAAGACCATAACAGTTTACAACGCACATAAGGGCAGTGACGGAAAAGATATCTGGAAGAGAACAGTCATATATGGAGTAGAGTACCATTACTCTTCTGACAGGACGGTAAGCCAGAGCGGGGCAGTTATTTACACACCGATTCTGACGGTCATTGTGCCGGATACAGCCGATTTCGGAACAAAGGCATATGTTGATGCAGTGGAATACTCAAAGCTCTCTGTGGACGAAATAGAGGGCTATTTCACATTTAACCCAAGAGGGAACAAAGATATCATAGTTGCCGGAGAATGCTTCAAAGAAATATCACAGGAGTACAGGATATCACAGCTTCAGGCAGATTATCAGAAATCCGGCACGATAATATCACTCTCAGACAATACAGAGGGTGATTTGCTTAAGCATTACAAGGTGGTATGTAAATAGTGGGTGGAATAATTCAATTTGCTTTATCAATGAAAGACTGGCCGTCAGACAAAAAGACCGTGGAAAAATACGGCATAGATACAAACGGACCGGTGCAGCAGTATATTGATTCAGAGTGCTTAAGAAGAATGGATCCGTTCGTACCGTTTGATACAGGAGCATTGAAAAATAATGGAGTTCTTAATACAACTATTGGAAGTGGTGAAATTGTCTACAACATGCCGTATGCGAGAAAGCAGTACTATATACCGATGCACCATCAGGGGGGTCGTACAGCATACTGGTTTGAGCATATGTTGAATGGCGGCACACGCGAGAAGATACTGAAAGGAGCACAAAAGATTGCCGAACAGATGGGAGACCACTAAAACGATAGGCCAATGCCTCACAGAGTACCTGAAAAGGTATGAGGGCATGGATTTTTCAGATATCCTCACGGACTTCATAAAGTCACCTGAGGGAGATATAAGCGCATACAGCCTGTACAAGACACCGGAACGAAGCGAGATTGAGTTCCAGGACGGAAGCAGACAGATAACAGAGTACTATAACCTCTTTGCAAGGAGACCTACACAGGAAGACGATGTGAGGATAGAGAACAACGCGTCACTGGATGAGTTTTCAGAGTGGATTGAGGAGAAAGAGCTTGAAGAGGACTATCCCGAACTGCCTGAGGGCATGACGGCGCTTGAAATAGGCATATCAGACTCGGCATCCATCACATCGCAGGAGGATACGAGTGCTATTTATCAGGTAACAATAAAATTAACATATTTGAAAGAGAGGTAAAGCGATGCCAGAAGCAACAAAGACAGCCTTGGAGCTGGTAAAAAAACATAAAATTGCATTATTTCTTTATAACGGCACAAAGTACGTCAGAATCAAGAAGTCTGACGCTCTCACACTGTCGATGAACCCAGTTGAAACAGAATATGACTATATTGCTGACGAGTCACCGACTACAGAGGTGGAGGATTATAAGCCATCTATTGACCAGAACCTTGTTATGTACAAAGGCTCTGAAGACTATGAGATGATGTGGCCGTATTACTACGAGCGCAGAACCGGAGACGCTGCACATACAAAGTGCATGATTGTATTCATGCAGGAGCCTGGAACAGACGGAGGATACAAAGCATGGGAGACAGACAGCACTATCTCAATGCAGGATTTGGCAGCAGTTGACAAGAAGCTTGATTTTAAAATCATCTTCGGCGGCGGAATCACGAACGGCACGGCCACCATGACGGACGGCACACCGACGTTTACCGCAGATAAATAAAGAAAGGGTGAAAAAACATGGAATACACATTACAGATTCATAACAGGGAGTACGAGCTTCCGAAAAAGACTCTTGCAGTAGAGGAGAAGATTGAAAAAATCAAGAAGCTCTGCAGGGATTCAAAAATCACCACCAGAACAAAGTATGAAAATAAGCTTAATTTCATTACTGAAATGGTGGGGGAAGACAACGCAAAGGAAATCTTCGAGTCTAACGACATCTCAAATATCGCGGAGATGGACTTGGGCGAAATAGATGCCGCATATAGAGGTGTTCTTGACGGATTCGCAAGGCCCGACAGGGAAGCAGTCGCGAAAGAAAACCTTAAGGTGCTCGGAAACCCTATGATTCAGCAGATGTTAAACATCGCAGAGGGCATGGACAAGCTTCAGGGAGCCCTCAAAGAAAATGATTAATATAACAAGTAAAGCTCTGCCGGATGCCATCGTGGTTGGTGGCAGAGCTTTTTTATTAAAGACCGATTACAGAGTATGGATCAGATTCTCACAGGATTTCAAAGCGTGGAAGAAAATGGGATACAGGGGAGTCATAGATATTAAATATCTGTTTGAGAACGACATCCCGGCATTTTCAGAGGCTGATGATTATTCAGGAATCCTTGAATTTGCTTTTCCACAGAATGTAGTGCCACATTACGAGCACGATAATGGAGAAGATGTATTGTTTTACGACATAGACGGAGATTACATCTATGCAGCATTCATGCAGGCATATCACATAGACCTTATTTCTACGGATATGCACTGGCACAAGTTCCTTGCACTCATGAATGGACTTCCTGACAGCACAAGGCTGTCGGCAATCATGGGGTACCGTGCATATACAGGTGAGAAAATAAAAAATGAGGCGCAGATGTACCGTGCACTCAAAGATGCCTGGATGCCTCCATATGAGGAGACAGAGGAAGAGAAAGCTGCAGATGAAGAGTTTGAGAAATACTTCGGAGGATAGATAGAGCCGGAGCCTTAGAGCCAGAGCCTTAAGAAAGGAGCTGGCAATGAGCGACCCCAAATTAATAATTAAAACACTGCTGGACAACAGCCTGCTTAAGTCCGGATTATCGGACATGAACAGCATGGTATCCGGTGCATCAGCCAAGGTTGGAACCTTTGCAAAGGTAGGGGCGGCAGCAGTCGGAACTGCAGTCGCAGCAGGTACCACGGCGGCGGCCACACTGGTAAAGAAGTCAGTGGAAGGATATGCAACCTTTGAGCAGATGGTCGGAGGAGTTGAGACGCTGTTTGGAGCAGGCGGACAGAGCATGGAAGAATATGCACAGTCCACAGGCAAGACAGTGGGAGAGATAGAGAGCAAGTATAACTCCCTGATGACAGCACAGACCACTGTGCTCAACAATGCCAACAACGCATACAAGACGGCAGGCCTTTCAGCTAATGGCTATATGGAGACTGTAACAAGCTTCAGTGCAAGTCTTATACAGTCACTCGGAGGAGACACCGAAAAAGCCGCAAGCTATGCAAACAGAGCTATCATTGATATGTCAGACAACTCTAACAAGTTGGGTAGCAACATGCGCGATATCCAGAATGCATACCAGGGCTTTGCAAAGCAGAACTATACCATGCTTGACAACTTAAAGCTTGGATATGGCGGTACACAGGAAGAAATGAAGCGACTCATCAAGGATGCTTCACAGATGACTGATGTACAGCAGAAACTTGGTGTGACTGTAGATGAAAGCAGTCTGTCGTTTGGAAATATCGTAAATGCCATTTCTGTAATGCAGGAGAGCTTAGGAATTGCCGGTACCACATCAAAAGAAGCTGCAACCACTATTGAGGGTTCGATGAACAGTGCAAAAGCAGCGTGGGAGAACCTTGTTGTTGGAATGGCAGACGATAATGCGGATTTTGATACACTTGTACAGAATTTCGTTGATACTGCATCCACAGCCTTTGAGAATATGCTTCCTCGTATAGAGATAGCACTAACAGGACTGGGACAACTGATAGAGAAACTGCTTCCGGTCATAGTACAGAAGGTACCGGAGATTATAATGCAGACTCTTCCGGGACTGATAAACGCGGGAATACAGATGGTATCGGCACTGGGACAGGGACTGATGCAGTATCTGCCGGAGCTGATTTCGTATGCTACACAGCTTGTGGTACAGCTTGTACAGGGACTGGTGTCAGCACTGCCAAAGATTGTTGAGTTTGCTTCACAGCTTATCGAGACAATAGTTACATCAATGATAAATGCAGCACCGGATCTTATAGATGCCGGTAAAGAACTCATAGAGTTTCTTGTAAACGGAATTGCTGAAAACCTGCCAAACATAGTTCAGACTATTACAGATCTGATTTCAAATATCAATTCTTTCTGGGCGGAGAATGGTCCGGAGTTCATCAGATGGGGAACTGACCTGCTCAGCAACCTGATAGACGGAATCATACAGGCCGTGCCGGTATTACTGCAGAATCTGCCGGGAATTATCCAGTCCATGGTAGAGGGGTTGTTAAATAATGGCCCAGTACTCATTGAGTGTGGTCTTAAACTTCTGCTGCAGCTTATTGAGGGAATTTTATCATGTATACCGGATATTCTGGCGGCAATACCGCAGATAATAGCCGCGATAGTTGAAGCTTTTGTTAATTACGATTGGCTTGGACTGGGAGTCGAGGTTATAAATTTTGTGAAGGACGGAATGGGAGAAAGCTGGGACAATATAGTTGCTTTCTTCACAGAAACCATACCGAATTTTATCCAGTCGATATTTGACTGGTTCAATGAACTCCCCGGAAAACTCCTAGAGTGGGGACAGAACGTATACACAACAGTTACAACGGCTATATCCGACATGATAACTGCAGCAGTTGGGTTCATATCGGAACTTCCGGATAAGATAGCTTACTGGATAGGCTTTGCACTCGGCAAGGTTGTAGAATGGGGCTCTAACATGAGAGAAAAAGGAAAAGCAGCCGCAAAAGGACTGTTCGATTCGGTAGTCAACGGACTTGCAAATCTCCCGAACAAAATTATGAGTACAGGAAAAAATATAGTATCAGGTCTTTGGAAAGGTATCAAAGGAGCATGGAGTGGACTGACAAAGAAAGTCAGCAACCTCGCAGGAAAACTATTACAAGGATTCAAGGATGCGCTTGGCATCCACTCTCCGTCACGTAAATTTAAGTGGGTTGGAGAAATGTGCGTAGCCGGCATGGATGAACCTATAGCAAACTACAATCCTTACGACACGCTTAATAAGTCTATTAAGGCAAATGAATCTACCATGAAAGCAAACTTTGTGGGAAGCGGTTCATACGCGGCCACATACAATGCGGTATATGACTATGATGCGCAGGCACAGGCTACAGCAAGTGCGCTAAAAGGCATGAGTGTAAATATTGATGGAAAGAGAGCAGGAAAGATTATAGCCCCTCACGTAGATGCTGCATTGGGTGATTTTGCAACAGTGAGAACATAAGGAGAGTATATGGGAAACTTTGGAATTAAAATAATTACAGAAACTGATGCATTTCATACAAGTGAATTAGGACTTAAAATGACAGCACTTAAGATTCCATTCCCGAGCCCAAAAACCAATTATATTTCGGTACCAGGCGCCTCTGGCAATATTGATTTGTCGGAGGTGTTTGGCAGGGTATTATATGAGGATAGAAGCAATGTAACATTTGAGTTTGTTCTTCGTGGAAATTTTGATTTATGGGAGGTTGTCACGTTTAGGATTGCCACTATGATACATGGGAAAAAGTGCAAGGTGATTGTAGATAATGACCTTAGTCACTATTATGTATGTAGGCTGTCTGTTGACCGTAGCAAATCAAAAAGAAGTGTTGGAACTATAACCTTAAGTGGAACAGCCGAATCATTTAAATATGATATTTATAATACTGCTGAAGAATGGCTTTGGGATACGTTTGACTTTGAAGAGGGAGTACTGCGTGAATATAATGAAATCACTGTAAGTGAATACAATAAAGAACTTGTATTAATAGGCGGAATTATGCCGCAGGTGCCAGTTTTTACCGTAAAAAATGTAAATGAATTAAAACTGACATATGCAGGAAGAACTTATGATATGCCGGAGGATGGTACATATCGTTTCCCGGCCATAGTTGTAGCAGAAAATGATATAACTCTTAGTTTTACAGGAACTGGAATTGTAACCATAAATTACAGAGGAGCATACCTATGATATATGAAGTTTTACTTGATGGAAAAACACTATATTTTCCGAATGATAAAGAGGCTGTTATTTATGATGCAACGCTGAAACAGGCATTAAATGATGCAGGCACATTCGAGTTTACTGTTCCTTGTACGAACCCACTGTATAGTAAGATTGAAAATCGTGTAAGTATGGTACAGGTTTTAAAAGACGGTAATGAAATTTTTAACGGACAGGTAAGGGAATACAGTGAAGTATTAAAAGGTGAAAAGGAAGTGAAGTGTGTAGGAGAGCTTGCCTTTTTATATGATTCAATCCAGCCGCAGGCGAAGTACCAGAACCAGACCCCATTGCAGTTTTTTACTAATCTGCTTACAATCCACAACAACCAGGTTGAGAAAGAAAAACAATTTGAAGTTGGAGTAGTGACTGTAAAAGATTCAAATGACAGTATATACAGATTTACTAACAGAGAGGATACACTTACAGATTTACGGAACAAATTATGCGATCGATTAAGTGGCTATTTGCGTATTCGCAAGAAAGACGGTATAAGATATTTGGATTTGGTTACACTTGAGGATTATGGAAAAGTATGTGCACAGCCTATTCAGTTCGGTTACAACTTATTAGATTTTACATGTGGTACATCTGGGACAGATATAGCAACTGCAGTTATTCCATTAGGCGCAAGACTGGACCAAAGTGTAATAGATGGATTGGATGCATATACCACAATAGAATCTGTAAACGATGGTAAAGATTATGTATTTATCCAAAATGCAGTGGATCATTTTGGATGGATTCGGAAAGTGGTAAACTGGGATGATGTGACTGACCCGGATAATTTGAAGAAAAAAGCAGAGGAGTGGTTGAAGAGTAATCAGTATGAAACCATGACGCTTGAAGTAACCGCAGTTGATATGTCGATGCTAAATGCAGATATCGATACATATGAGGTTGGAGATGTGGTACGTACTCTTGCAAATCCGTTTGGAATGGATACAAGATTTCCATTGCAGAAGAAAACCACATATTTGCAAAGTCCGGAAAAAAATACTGTGGTTTTTAGTAATACATTAAAGAAGACATATACACAACAGGTTACAAGCTCTGTAAAGACATTAGAACAGAGCTTGCCACAGGAAAAATCTATGCTCCAGGCAGCAAGGGATGAAGCGACAGCTCTTATTCGCAATGGCGCAAACGGTACATTATTTCCGGATAACACGAATGGTGGTATTACCATTGAAAATGGTCTGATTAAAAATTGGAGTATATGCTCAGCAACTGGCAGTACATCTTTTATATCGGGCCTATCCTGGGAGGACGGAAACATTACAAGTGTGGATAGAACAACTGTAAATATAAAGAATGGTCTTATTGAAAGTTGGTCAATCGAAACAAAAAAATACCAAAAGGCAGGGATGGGAATGGAATATTGCAGCAGACCAAAAGAAAGTGAGTTAGAGTCAACATTGGTTGTTGACACACAAGACAGCATCACAGGGCAGGAAGAAAGCAAGGAGGATTAGAGTATGTCAGATATTATGAATGAATTAAAAACTATCAGAGAGGCACGATATGGAAAAGAGGTGCGGGAATCCATAGCAGCTGGAATTGAAACTTGTTATAAAGAGGGCAGGGCGGGCACTACGGATTTGCAGGCAAGGCAGGATCTCTTAACAACTAAAACAGAGCTGGATGTTGAAAGAAAACGTTTAAATGAACTTGATTCAACAAAAGCATCTAAAACAGAGCTGGATGTTGAGCGTAAGAGAATTGACAATCTTGCAAAGCTTCCATCTGGTTCAACCACAGGTGATGCCGAACTAACAGATATCCGTGTTGCATCCAATGGAAGGACTTACGATACAGCTGGTGGAGCAGTAAGAGGACAGGTTGGTGGATTGATAGAAAAAACAGATGCGATCAATAGCGCTATATATAGTGCTGGCGATACTGCTATTGAGGCAACCAGCGTAACTGGATATCGCTTGAAGGATGGTGGAATGGAAAACGCCACAAATTCGAAAAAGATAGCAGTGTATCATATTTTGAATGATATGTATTATATTAAAACAAAATATGGATATCAGTTCAGAAGTAATACAGACGGAGATAGTGCTATAAGTACATTCCTTGGAGCATGTGATGGAGTTATACAGGCGGTGAATGGAGCAAGATTTTTGGCTGTTGAGATGGACACGGAAGATGACAATAATTATGGTGTGTTTGAAGCTGTTAATGAATTAGAAAAAGTTAAAAATTCACAGCTTAAGTTAGATGCGAATCTGAAAGAAGAAGGGAAAGCCGCTGATGCGAAGGCAGTAGGGGAAGTCGTTGGTTCACTAAAGGAAGATCTAGATAAGTATTGTGGAGTATCAAAACCAACATATACCTTAAAAGAAAATACGTATATAAATAATGAGGGATATATTTCTCAAGTTGGATTTGTTACAAGTAATCCTATTCCTGTTAATGCTAATGATATTGTTAAATTAACTGCCACAGGATATTTAACAAATATTGTCGTTATTAACATGTGTGATGAAAATGGAAATCTTTCATTGGCATCAGATGATAGACGTTGGTCGATTGATAGTACACACAGGGAATATACATTTATAGTACCACGAAAAGGATATATTGTTGTTAGCGGTATTACTTCGTCACTTCATTTAAAAATACTGACTGACATTTCAAACGTAGTTTTAAAAAACGGTGTTGAAAGTGCAAATAACATAATACAAGAATCTAATCTAACACCGTTATCAATTACAAAATTTAAAAGCGGATATATAACTGCTGATGGCTCAGTAGCCGATAATCCTAGTTTTGTATACAGTGAACCAGTTAAATTATACAAAGGTCAAATTGTTAAATCTTTAGTACAAGGTTATTTAAATAATGTTTCTTTAGTTTCAATGTATAACGAGGATGGAACTTATACACCATTAGTTGTATCAACAGATAGTAATGAAAAAACTCTTGTTTACAATATAAAATCATATGGTAAATATGTTTTTTGTACATATGTCAATGTGGCATATGATTATAAAATTTATATTGATTGCGCTACTTTACTTCAACCGCAAGAAACAGTCAATTTTATGACAATTTTTCACAAATTAGGTGTTATTGGAGATAGTTTATCAAGCGGTGAAATTATTAGAGATAATAAATATATAGACAGATATGATTTTTCATGGCTATCTAATATTGCTAGAAGAAATGGGTTGAAATATGCGCATTATTCTCAAGGCGGTATGACCGCTAAAAATTGGTTAAATAACACAGGTTCATTATATGATAAATTCCAAAATGATGATGAATTAGCGTCCGCAATATTTATTGCATTGGGTACAAACGATATAAATGCAGGGTATCAAGTTGGAAACTCAACAGATGCGCCAGGTACAGATTCATTTTGTGGCTACATTAAAAGCATAATAGAAACTATAAGAACAAAAAACCCTAATTGTGTTATATTCATGGTTTCTTTATATAGTTTATCAGATACTAGTAAAATATACTCAAACGCAATAAGGGATTTGTCTAAGTTGTATGATTTATGCTATTTTGTGAATTATGCAGATAATAACGATGGTGTTGTTATAGACAGTACAGATTGGAGTATTTCAAGATATGGGCACTTTACTACAACAGCATATGTTAAAGCTTCGAGTATAATTGAAAAATTATGTAACGATATAGTGAAAAACAATCAAAATGAATTCGGATATTTTGGCTTAGATAATAATTAAAACTAAGGAGGAATCAACATGAAAAGAAAAAGAAGAAACTTAGTAGCTATAATCTGCGCGCTCACACTGGCTCTTTTCAATGCCGTACCGGTGTCGGCATGTACGCCACCACTTAATCCGCCGTCTGTAAAGATTCCAGATATCAATTTCGAGCCAGACGATGCCTTGGAAGAAGCTTTCGACAACGCCGTAAAAAAGTGGCTTGAGAAATGCGTCCTCGCTACTCCGACAGTGGAGTACGCATCTTACTACAAGAGTGCATTAAGGTATTTTAATTATGCTTATGTAGCAGTCAAGTGGACGAAAGTCGAAAATGCAACGTCTTACAAAGTGCGTGTCACAAAAGCCGATGGAACGTGGAAAGAATACGATACGACCTATACAGCATTTTACAGCACTAATTACACTGATGATTTTAATGTTGATGGAATGGACGGAGCTACAGTGGAAGTAAGAGCTTATGGTGATAACGATACATTTAGCTGTTGGTCTGAAACAACCACTATTACTAGATTTGGATACTAGGAGGGGGATAGCATGATAAGAGGTACCACACCTACGTTAGAGTTTACACTGCCCTTTGACACATCACTGATTGCGGAGATGTACATTACGTTGACACAGAATGGAACTACGATGTTGGAAAAAACCTTGTCAGATTGCAACTGCTCCGGTACGTCCGTATCACTGACTCTAACACAAGAGGACACGCTAGGATTACAACAACAGCCACGATTGCAGGCTGAGATACAGATAAGAGTGCGGACTACATCCGGAGAGGCTCTTGCATCCGACATCATGAGCGTATACGTTGGTAGAATCCTGAAAGAGGGAGTGATTTAATGCGATTAGATGTAACCTTTCGCGAGCTCGGCAAAAAACTGGACGTGGATTTTCGTACCGGGAATGAGCAGATCAAGGTTGACTTTGAGCACTTCCAGATTGTATCCGACCACACCGGAGTGGAGTACTACAAAGGCGATTACACGGTCACGCCAAAAGTAGAAAAACAAGAGCTTGCGACACGTCAAAAGTTTCTGACAGAAAATGTAAAAATCAAAGAAATTCCATTTTTCGAGGTGTCAAATCTTGAAGGTGGAAAGACGGTATTTATTGGAAAGGAATTGTAAAATATGAGTATTAATAAAGTAGTATATGGTGGAAAGACATTGATTGACTTAACAGGCGATACTGTTACCGCAGACAAAATATTAAAAGGATTTACATCACATGGAAAAGATGGTGACTTGTTGACCGGTACTTGCACATATGACGTGGATTCAAGTGATGCTACAGGAGCCGTTGCTGAAATTCTTAAAGGTAAAACTGCATATGTAAGAGGAAAAAAACTGACCGGTACCATGCCAAATAATGGAGCAGTAACCGGAACTATCGCTACACTTGATGGAGATTATGTTGTTCCTCAAGGCTATCACGATGGATCTGGAAAAGTATCAATTGATACAACAGAGAAAGCAAAACTTGTTGCTAAAAACATTCGTGAGGGCATTACTATCCTTGGAGTAGTTGGAGAAATGTCCGGCAGTGAGGGAATGAAGCCTCAGGCTAAAGCAATAACACCGTCAAATACTGAGCAGACTATTCTTCCAGATAAAGGATATAACTGTTTGTCTCAGGTAACTATTGCAAAGATTCCATATGTTGAATCCGAGAATGCGGCAGGCGGAACAACAGTAACCATTGGATAACGGAGGTAATAGAGCGTGACTGTAAATAAAGTGGAATATGCCGGTAAGGTATTACTTGATTTGACGGAGGATACGGTAACCGCAGACAAATTGGTAAGTGGTGTGATTGCTCACGATAAAACTGGTGCAAAAATTGTTGGTACGCTTGAGGATGTCGGTGATGGTAAATATATCTGGAAAAAGCATATTGGAAAGGTATGGGATGTTACAACAACACATCTTGGAACAACAGCACCATCTGATTATTCTTATCATAAATATGGTAACTATATTGTAGCAGATGACGGATATTTTCTGCTGAAAGGAAACGCAGATTCATTAGGTAACGGATACAGCTATATCAAAGGGAAAGGTGCGGACACACATCCTAAATCTGTGTATCGCTTACAAAATATATATTCATATCAAACTGGTTTTACGTACAATTATTATAAATTAGATATCGGTAATACCTATACAGAAGGAAAAGGAAGCTTCATTGGATATGTTTCTTCCGATGATTCAAGTGCTTATCCCGATGATGGGCTGAAAGATGGTTACTATTACGTGAAGATTCAGGAAGGAACTTCTTCAGGAACAGATACATCAGATGCTACCGCTACTGCTCCAGATATCTTAACCGGTAAAACTGCCTATGGGAAAGACGGAAAACTGACAGGTTCTATGCTGAACAATGGCGCGGTCGACAAATCTATCAGCAATAAATCGGAAAGTTATACAATCCCACAAGGATATCACAATGGGTCAGGGAAAGTTGCTATCAGTGAGTCAGAACAGGCAAAGATTATTGCTTCCAATATCAAGAAAGGTGTTTCTATTCTTGGTGTGACGGGCTCATATGAAGCAACTGCATCAGGTGGCAATAACAACTGTGAAGCGTATCTTGTAGATGTAACAAATCCAACAGTATCTTTTAAGACAGCATCTGGTGTAATCAAAGCATACGGTTACGCTTATGAGACTACAAAATCACAGTGGGGCGGTTCTAATAATACAACAATGTATGCTTTCAATGGCACAAACTATTATAAATCAGCATTTTACGGGTCACCAACTTCAACAAACATCACACTTGGTATTTCTGGAGGAAAGCTGACAGGATTACCGTCAGGATTAAGTGGTGGAACATTACTAGTTGTAAGGGGTATTTAGAAAGGCGGTATAAAAAACTATCTTGATTCGAGAAATGACAACGAAGAGGCATTATTTGTATCGGACAGGAAACCATATGGCAGGTTGAAAAAACCGGCTATAGAGAAGCGTATCAGAGTGCTAGGTGAAAAATCTGGAATAGGAAGGCGGCTGTATCCGCATCTGATCAGGCACACAACGGCAACTGATGGACTGGATAGAGGAATGCCTGTTGAAGAGGTACAACAGATTTTAGGACATGTAAACATTGCAACAACTATGATATATGCAGAGGTATCAAGAGTAAACGTGAAAAACAATCACAGAAAATGTATTGTTTAATGTAGAAAAATGATAACATAGTAGAGAAATTATATTAAATTTGTGTTATAATTAAAAATAACAAAACAGATGAAGAAAGATACATTAGAGCCTGAGAGCCGATACCAGAAATGGTGCCGGCTCTTTTATATTTAAAGAAAGGAGCAAACAATGGAAAACATTAACACAATCAAAGCAATAGTAACAGTGGTGGCAGCGTTTTTGTCTGCACTGTTGGGAACACTATATATACCAGTGCTTCTCATGATCTTATGCAACATTATCGATTATGCAACAGGCCTTATGGCAGCAAAGAACCGACCGGACGGAGGTATCAGTTCTTATCGCAGTATCAAAGGGATCAAGAAAAAGGTATCTATGTGGCTGCTCGTAGTCGTTGGAGCTGTCATGGATCAATTATTGCTGTATGCATCGCAGACAATTGGTGTTAAAATACCGGTTACATTTTTAATCGCATGCGTGGTAGCAATATGGATTATATGTAATGAAATAATATCAATTCTTGAAAATATGGTTGATATTGGTATTCAGATACCATCGTTTTTATTGCCGCTAGTGAAGAATATCAAATCGCAGACAGAACATTTTGCAGGATCAGATCAAAAAGAAAGCGAGGATAAATAA